GGGGAAACATAAAGGAAAAAGAATTATCAATCCCAAATAGGAATCTGGGCTTTGGTGGGATCCGGGTTTATTGTCTGGATACTACAGCCAAATCAGTAGAGGGTTATACGATCTGGGTAACTATTCTGGATGAACCTTCAAGGGCTAATTCAGCAGCCACGTATGCAGTAGCAAAGCACCAGTACATGACAGCATACACAAATCAGAAAACACGCTTCACGAACCCCCATCACAGGATCACGATCGTATTCAGCTATCCAGAGCAGGAAGTGAATGATCTGCTGGTGGAGCTCTTCGATCTATACAGTAAAAACCCCAAAGAAAACTCACATGAGATCATAGATGGGATCCTAACAGCTTGGTATGCTACTTATGTATTCAATGCAAAAGATCAGCTACTGAAAAAGGAGCAATACTTGAAGGATCATAAGAACGATCCGGTAGATGCAGATCGTAGATGGCGGGCAATCGTTCCACCAAATATTTATGGCTTTTTCATGCCTCACTTTGGGAAGGTGAATGATTGTGCCAATCCAAATCTGATCAGCCCGGTTCAGTACAAAGAAACCGTGAACGTGAGATCTGAAACGGTGAAGGGAGTTCTGCAGGAAGTCAATTATGCTGCTCTGGAGCTCACAGGGGTAAAGGGTGACAATCTGGATCGCTACTGGGGTGCTGACTTCGCTACGAACAAAGATAGGCTGGTGATCGTAGGTGGTTATGCTGCTAAGACTGATCGCCCGGTGGATGAGTTCGCTTATTCATTCAGGGATGGCACTGGGCAGGAAGTATTCAAATCCAAAGTTATAGACTGCAGACCAGTTATTGATATCATCCTTGTATGGGAATCTCCAAAGCCCGGATGGGTGATCGATTACCAGAATGTAGAGAACATTATTCTGGATCTATTCAAAAACTATTATCCCCACAGTAGAGCTCTCCATTTTGATCAGTGGAATACTGAGAGCATAAGGCAGAAAGTGCTGGATGCTGGGGTATCGAACTGTGAGAAATTATCGTTCTCAAATCCTATGCAGTTACTGTATGGGAAGCTGGTAAGGCATCTTGTGTGGAATAATGCCATAGAGTATTTGGATAATGCCATCCTGCAGCGTGAAATGAGCCAGTTAAGCCTCTTGAATAACATTAAGCTGGATCACCAAAAAGATGGATCCAAAGATATCTGGGATGCCATGATGATTGCCACGAACCTGATCATGGAGCATGGTTTCATGGGCAAGCGGATGGATTTTGACTCTGGGGAAGATCATGATGTAGATGCTGAAATGGATGAAATGCTGGTGATCTTTGACAAGGCATATACAAACTTTGTAGATACCCACAGCAGGAAGCCAAAGGATACTCAGGAAATGCAGCAGTGGCTTAAAACAGCCTACAAGCAGGAATGGGCATTGGCTGAAGTGGATATGATGCACCATAGCTGGAGTGCATGGGCATCTACCCTGAATGCTAAGATGGCGAAGCTGGGGATCCGCACTACCGGGAAAGTATCTCCAATGGCTCAGAGGCATGATCAGGATGGACTGATGGACGATATAGCAGCACAGGGATCCACAATGGAAGAGGATTTGGAGCAGATGGAAGATGGCGGGAATCTCATTTACTAATGGTCTATATCAGCAAACAGGATCAGAAATATTACCGATACAAAATGAGTATGATGATCGCAGATACCCTGCAGGAGCTTATGGATATGGCTACTCTGGTGGGTGTGGATCACAAGTGGATCAAGGATCATAACGGGATCCCTTTATTCTGGATCTGTAAAGAAATGAAGGCTAAGGCTATTACAGCCGGGGCAGATGAAGTAAACCTTAGATGGATAATTAGCAGAATAGGGGAAATGGGTAAATGAAAAAGGTGCTCCAGCGCGTGGTAAGTGCTTCCAAAGGGGATTGTGCCCGGGCAGTTCTGGCAAGTTTATTCGAAGTGGATCTGGAGCAGATAGATCCAGAGACAGCAACCCCAGCAACCCCAGCAAAACAGGTGAAGGCTATCCGGAAGGTGTTTGAAGGTCATGGCTATGCAGGCTGGTTCCCCAGCGGGCGGTGGCAGTATCGCAAAAACCTCAGAACAATCATGAAGATGGATGGCGGTGTAAATGGGTACTTCTATGGGGTAGTGCCTTCCCAGACTCTGGAAGGGGTATCTCATGCGGTGGTGATAGATAAGCACGGGAATATTGTACACGATCCAAACCCTAACCAGAAAGCTCTGAAGCTAACATGGCGGGATCTCACCATGATTTATACTACCCAGCGGATCATTTTCACGAAGGAAGGTGAGTTTATGTATCTGGCTGACTATGAGAAGCAGAGGGATGCAGAATGATTGAGTCAACACAATACATGCACACCGATGAGCCAGACGGATACTTGAAGATTGGTGTTATGAACGATGGCAAAGTCGTGCGGATCGACTGGGCGGATGTCTGGGCAATAATCCAGCTTGAGAAAACCACAGTGAAGGACATACTGGTAGGCGCTCAGAAAATGGCGAACGTTGCAGTACCGGAATTCAAGGGCGACGAATACGATTATGTTATTGAGATATTGGAAGACTTCAAGAAAGACAGTGACCACTCGGAAATCTACTCAGAAACCGAAGTAATGCACCTGATGCGCAGGGTCGTAACGAGGATGCTCACCCGTGGCTGAGACAGTCCACATCCCAAAGGTCAATGATGATGCCACTAACTTCCCCTGCTGGATGCCTCTGGTAACTGGGAAGGGTGAGGATAAGAAGAGACTCAAGCCCACCATAGGATGCCAATGTGGGAGCTTTTGCGGTATAGGGCTGCATCATGTTCATGCAGATGGAAGGGTAACAGCTTCATTTTATCACAGTAACAAAGATTTCACCCACAAGGGGAGACAGTACAAGGGAGATCCCCGGGGCTGTGGATGGCATGTATATCTGGTTCTGGAAAATTATGACTGGGGAGAGTATCCCCCGGAAGAGGAAGATGCATGAGTACCTACGCTGAAGCAAAAGAACATGGAGATTTAAGGATTGGTAAGATGTGGCTGGATGCGATGCCAGCAATAATATTTGGGAAGGAAGCGGTGAATTATATGGCTCTGGGAGTAACAAAGGATACAGCGGTATCAGGTGGACGTGTAATCGATATCAGAAGAAAGCGTGATGCTGCTTCAGCACATGAGCAGCCCAAAGTGGGCAAAGCTAAAGATCAGCAGGCAGCAGAAGATATCCTGAAGGGCTTTCTCGATAATGATGAAGCGATGGATGCAGAGGTAGGTAGGGAAACCGTCTATCTGAGTGAGCAGGACTGTATTACACTTCTCAGGCGTGGGATAGCTGCAGGCAGAATATTTGCCCGGGAAGAGCGTTTAAGATGATCCAGCCCGTAAAACTTTCCCCAGAGCATGAAGAAAAATTTAACGATATCCCCATCACAAGGAAATATCTATCCCCCAACATTACGGGGGATCCTTCCCCAGAGCAAACACTGGAAGCATATCAGAACCTGTGGGGATGGCTGCATGAGATCTTTGAACTGCTGCATGAGGGATCGCCATTTAGCTTTTCCGGGCAAACAAAAGGTGAGATTGAGCGGGCGGTTAGGGGATACAAAAACTCAATGGAAATCATATCCGACTACCATGCTTCCCTCACTCACAGATCTGTCATGAAGAGGCTGCTGGCAATGTTCACCGATAAGGGGGAGATCCAGAAGCTGATGGACGAATTACAGTCACAGGGAATTGAGATCCCCCAGAGCATGAGATCAAATGAATTCTGGGAGAAGTTCTAATGAGCCCTTTACAGATAGCTATTGCAGTTCTGGGGTATGTAATAGTAGGGATTATCGTGAACCTGTATTCGGAAATATGGTTCTATCCCCCCCGGAATCCAGATGCCTCATTTTACACATGGGATAAGAGCCTTACCCGGATCCTGCTCTGGTGGTTCGGTATCTTCAGAATGCTATGGCTTAAATGAAAGCACTCTCAGTAGTTCAGCCATATCCATCATGGATAGCTGCAGGCATTAAGACAATCGAAACCAGAACATGGAAAACAGATTTCAGGGGCAGGATCCTGATATGTGCCAGCATGACAAAGCAGATCATCCCCTCACCATTCTGGCAGACCGTGCTGCAGGGGCATGAATTCCCCAAAGGCGTAGCATTATGTACTGCAGAGATCTTAGACTGCAGACCAATGACTACACTGGATCAGGGATTAGCCTGCTGTGAGATCTATGAGGGTGCATTCTCATGGGTACTGGGGAACGTCCGGAGAGTTAATCAATTTCACGTAAAGGGTGCTTTGGGGCTTTTTAACGTGGATTGGGAAGAGGGGGATCTTATGGCAGATCTCCTTCCCCCACAATTATCATTATTCAAATAGGGAATACTATGCAAACACCATTCAGAATCAAAAGAGCATTAGATGATCCATTCAGCTTGCACAAAAAAGAATCAAAAGGGAAGCCGGGCAAAATGCCAGATAACGGGTTCAGGGATATCCACCAGATCCTTCAAGAGCTCAGGAAGGCTGTAGGATCCAATATCACAATAGCAGCTATACTGGAAGATAACGGGCTGCTGCTATCCTTCAGCTTCCACAAGATCCCCAAGTATAAAGAGCTCCCAATGTTTCATGCAGCTATGGAACCTGAAGATTGGTACGAACCTACATCCAGCACTATTACAGTGGTGTCAGATGGAATAAAGGAATATTTGAAAAAGGCTCCGGAGCATATCAGAGAAGCCCGGATCCAGAAACGCAAAAAATAATATATCTGGGAACTCATAAATGATCAGTTTAAGTTCGCGGCAGGCAGGAGTTCCGAAGGGCGGTAAACCACGTTCCCCGGAACTTTTTTCTATTTTAGGAGATTTACATGGCTAAACCAGACGATCTAAACCCCTCTAAAAACGATAGCTGGCAAGACAATCAGGCTCTTGAAGAGAGGCAGATGGCTGAAAAGTATCTTGCTAAGTCCGGGGGCTCTTCGCTTCAGGATCTGGCTGAACAGGTTTCCCGGGATATCAGCCCAATCATGAAGGCTATTCTGGATCAAAACGGACTTGCAGACGATGGAACTCCATTAGCTGAGATCCTCACCAATGATCCGAAGGCTATGAAGTCATTTGAAAAAATGATGAAGGGCAAGAGTGTTGAATCTCTGATGAAAACCCATATAGATAGCCTCACTGATATGGTTACGACAATGCAGATCGATCCTGATATCACCCGGGACAGTATCGATAACTATGATTTCATCCATGAACGGGTGAAGCCTGTGGTGCTCAGGAGAGCAGGAAACAGCATCCCAGCCCGGATGATCAAACAGTATAGATTCCACCAGCTAACAGAATTCGCAAAAAACAGTGATGGAAAACGTCCCGGCTTCAAGCTGGTGTTCTCAGATTCAGACTACAAACCCACCAAAGCAGAGCAGAAAACTCTCCGGAAGTTCGAAGAGGTCTTTGCCAATAAATTCTTTTTCGTTCCAAATGAGAACAAACCCAATCTGGGTAAATGGCTCAGTTACGCCTTCAGTGATTTCTTTGATATGGATAAGATCGCTATTGAGGTAGTGAGAACAACTGCTTCCACAAATAAGAAAGCAAACTACAAAGGGGAACCGCTGGGCTTAATGCTCGTAGATGCTGGATCCATCATGCACGTAGTTCCCAAGCAAAAGGGAGCCCAGTTAGATCAGTGGCGATGGGATAGGCATGATTTCGAAGGCAAGCTGGAAGAGGCTGGAATAGAATTCGAATATGTGGACGATTACAGATATCTCCAAGTAGATCGCAATGGTGTCAGGCAGATGGCTTATACGGAAGCCAATATGATTCTATCTCATGCATTTGGATCCTCAGATATGAATGAGCAGTTTCAAGGGTTCAGTATTATTGAGCAAAGCCTGCAGATAATCCGATATATCATTGACTCAATTATTTATAACTACACTCGCAGATCCAGCGGTACAATGCCGAAGGGTATGATCAATGTAGTGGGTGCTACTGAGGACGGTTTTTCCCGGCAGGAAATGGAAACATTCAGGAAGATCATCTGGGGTATAGCATCCGGGCGTAAAGACAAATGGAAGTACCCGGTTCTGGGAACTCCCAAAGGCGTGAAAACTGAGTTCATAAAGTTCCACGAATCATCCCGTGAAATGGAGGATTTTACGTGGTTATCTACTCTCTTCAGTGTGATGTGCTCATTAGCTGGTATGGATCCAGAGAACATAGCAATGGCATCCCAGAAAAATGTAATAGGCAAATCATCCATGTTCGGAAGATCTGAGGAAGAGGGAGCTAATTACAGATCTCAGGATGAAGGGTTACGCTTTTATCTCACCTATACTGCAGGCATTATCAATGGATCTGGCATCATCGAACAGCTTACCGGGCTGGAAGGTGTTGTGTGGGAGTTCGTAGGTCTGGATGTAGAAGATGAAACTAAAAAACGTGCTCTGGAAAAATCTGCTCTGGAAACCTCTGCATCTATCAATGATCTGCTGACTGCTCAGGACAAGGAAACGAAGGAACTGATATTCGGTGGAGAGAACATATTTGATATCCCGGGAATAGGGAATACCACTGTTATTCAGTTAATCCTTCAAGCACTGCAGGCGAAAGCTCAGAAAGAAATGGGTGATCAGTTCGGTTTCTTTGGTGGTGAAGATGGCGGGGCAGAACCCCCACCTTTTGAACCCCAGATGCCTAATGCAGCGGAGCCAGATGAAGCAGGGAAGCCAGAGATCCCCGGGGCTCCAAAACCAGCAGCTAAACCCAAAAAAGAAGTAGAGGCTCCAGATAGATCCAAAGCCTCTGATGCTGCCCCCATTAAGAAGAGCATCCCCCATGTGATGATAAGGGTAGTTCATGACTAAGCACAAAGCTCTGGATTTTGGTATTGATCAGGAACTGATGAAGAGCTCCCCCGGGCAGCGTATTTCTGCTGTGAAGGATCTGGCTCATGTGCTGGATGTAGGTAATCTGATAGAGATCTCCCAGATGCATAAAGCATCTAAATCAGAATCTATCGATGAACCCCATGAGAACCCTGTGATCTGGGAACTGGAAAAGCAGTTTTTTGCTCTCTGGGATCCCAAAACGATCATAAAGGAAATCCTCACAGGGATTGGAATTGGATCCAAATACTTCAAATCACTCCATTTCGATTTACTCAAAGCTAAGAAGTACCAGCTATATAAGGCTGATGGACAGCCCCTGAACGATGCTGAAGTAGAGCGGTTAGAGAAGATCATCCAGAAAGCATTGAAGGTGGATATGGCTACTGTCAGGAAGCTGATAGTGCGATCTGCTGCAGCAGGGAAGCTGGCTGAAGGAACTCTGATGGGTACTGGACTGCCTATCAATCTCTCCAAACTCCCCAAGACTCTGAAGGATGCGATTAAAACGCTGAAGCTCACCCAGAGAGAAGTGAGATCTATCCAGTGGGCTTTTGAACACGCTGCTACAAATATCACAGCGGTAACTGAGAGAGCCCGGCTAAAAATCAAGAGAACAGTTCTGGAAGGGATCCAAACACGGACTTCCCCAAAGGTACTTGCAAATAAATTGTACAATGAAGTAGCTTTGGATCCCAGATCTGTAATGAACCGGGATTGGGAGCGGGTAGCCATAACAGAAATGAACAGATCTTCAAATGATGCTTTTCTCTCTGCTATGGATGAAGGGGAATATGTGCTGGGGAATTCCCATGACGATGCCTGTCCCCACTGCAAAAGATTGATTGATCTGAAGATCTATAAAGTCACTCATGATCCACCATCGTTCTATGGGGATCTTGATCCCAAGAGCAAGGAATACAAGGATCTGGCAGAACGCTGGGAAAATGAGGTATGGATAGGTAAAACGAACGTAGGACGATCTACCAGCCCCCGGAAGCAGACTGAAGGCGGATTAGTGGATAGGGAGCACAGTGAGCTCAGTATGCCCGTGCTGCCCCTACATCCTCACTGCAGATGCAGATGGAGCAGATGGATCCCAGATCTATACTATTTGAAAGCTGGCAGGGTAGCATACGCTACTGATGCAGAAACAAAATTGGAGCAGGCGGATTGGCTGAAACGCAATCCCCTGTATAACATAGGGAAAGCAGCATAGGGAGTAACATGAAGGAAGCCACAATAATCAATGAGTTTAAGCAGACTCATGGGCGTATCGATGAACTTGCTGATGGGATGAATATTATGACAGATCATGTATCCGGGCTTTTGCTCAGATGCCGGGCACATGATAACCTGATAAACCGTAGCTGGATCCTCTCCAGATTCATATCCCATAGGCGGGTAGTGAAGGAAATGGTAAGGATCAATGAGGATGAGATTTACATCCGGAAGGAAGAGGCTCGGATCAAAGCCCGGAATGCCCGTGAAGCTGATTTGGCACGTAAGCAGCAGGAAATGGCAGATGCCAAAGAAGAGGAAATCGATAACCGGGAAAAGAAATTGAACCGCCAGATCCGGAAGGGGAAAAAATAATGAAAGCCAAATCACAATTTTATAAAGAATACACTCAAATATGGCTCCCAGATCCACTGAGATCTCCACTAACCCTGAAGATCTTTTGGTATCGCAGAATCTGGAATGCTACACTGGGTAGATTGATTAGTGCAATCGCAGCAAAATTCAAAAAAGATGAAGAGCCTGAAGAGGTCATATCTTTAGCTTCGCAGAGTGAAGTGGAAGCCCCCCCAAAGTTAGAAGTGGTGGTAAATACTGATGGATAAAGACAGCATAATTATAACTGATGAGCATCTAAGCTCTCTGGGAATTACACCAGAGGGCATTTTGCTTTTGAAGGTTCCTATCGATACTTCAAACGCTGCCCTTAGAATGGCAATGGAAGAGGTCAAAAAGGTAGTATTCGGATCCGTGGGTTATTACCCCGGATTACTTATTATCCCAGCGGATGTAGAACTCACATCGATGCGGATAGATCAGTTAGAAAATATGCGGAATGAGATCGATGGGATCCTTCAGTGGAAACTTTCAGCAGAACACGGGGTAGGGGACAAAAATTGATATCCTACGATAAACGAAAGGTGATATAGCCATGAAACCGATTTTACTACCAGCCAAAATGCTCAAAGGCGGATCCGCCCGGATCCGTGGACGTGTAAAGCAGCACCAGAGACAAACCAAATCTGGGAAAACCGTAATCGTTCAGGAGCATAAAAGGGATGTAGGTGCTGAAGCTGAAGCCCTCATGGGCAAGTTCAAAGCTGCCTTATCTCAGGGTGATATCTCTGGAGCTACAGCGATCCAGCTTAAACTGCAGGCACTGGTGGATGGGATTGGTGGTGGTGCGATCGAACCCCGGGAAAAGAAAGCTGCTCCCCAGAAAAAGGATACTGATTTTGCTGCAAACAGACTTCCCCCCTCAATCGAAGCTCAGGTGAAAAAGCTGGCTAATGAACCAGATGATCCCCGGGATGAGCGTGAAGGCATCATGCAGCGTGAAGAGCGGATAGAGCGTGAGCGCATGGCTACCAAGCTCTCCCCAGAGCAGGAAGCCACTGAGATCAAAAATAAAGAGATCCAATCTGCTACGCTGGAAGCTGAAGGGCAGTTTCATCGCCAATGGAATTCCGATAACAAGCTCAGGGACTTCAATGCTGAACGGCAAAAAGAGCGTGATGCTCAGGAACCATTTAATGCCCCCCGTGAGGAAGCCCGGACTATCAGGGAGAGTATCCAATCGCTCAGGGGTAAGATGGCTATGAATATGGAATCCTATGATGCTGAAGCTGAAGCACTGATCTTGAAGCTGGAATCCCATAAGGATCAGTTCAAGTGGGAACTGGATGCCTTTATAGAATTACACGAAGATAAAAAGCGTGAAGTGAAGTTTGATACAGTCAAATTTGATCGCCAAGATTATGTAGTAGTTCGCAGGAAGCTACACAATATGAGCGGAAGAGGTGGGAACCAGATGGAATACACTCTGGCAAAACCACGAACCACTGGCAAAACATACATTGCATGGCGAAACGAAAAGCATGGCACATGGTCACGGGTAGCCTCACTGGGTATGCTCGGAAAGCTGGACAAGGAAGGTGCTGCTTCAGTTCGTGCAAAGGCAGTAGAAGCCGGGCTGATCGGTAAGAAAAAGAAATCTATCTATGGCGAACCCAATACGGGCGAATACACTGCAGCACCAGTTCCCAAAAAAGCTGAAGATGCTATCATAGAATTCAGCATACCTCACTCCGGACGTGGGATGTTTGTTCATACAAATCTGGAGCTCAAAGGTCGTGGTGTTCACGTACTCGGGGATGGAACGTCTCACCCCAGAGGATTACGTGATTACAAAATCACTGATAACATGGTAGCAAAGCTGGAGAGTGGACAGTACAAGGATCAGGTGAGATTCAGGAAGGGCATAGAGCATGATTTCGATATGCCTAAGCCCAGCATACTATTAATGCTGAAGGGTAGAGTATCCCAGCACATGCGGAGAAACAAATCTGGGAAGATCTCTCTGGTGAAGGAACATAGTAATAGCCGGATGAAGGCACTCATGGAGAACAAAACTCCCCCAAAGGCATCCCCTAAAAATGGATCCATCATGCCATATTCACAATTCAGGGAAAACTATCTGGATAAGCTGAAGGCTCAGTATCCCGGCGATACCAATGCGGTGAAGGCGGGGATCCACAAATTCGATTTAGATATAGCTGAAGGAAAAGAACGGGCAAGAGCTCTATCTACCAAGCTGGTTAAGAAAACTGAGAGTATTACTGCAGTGGAATTAGCAGAGCGGATCCGGAACAGTTCAGATTATGATGGGCTGGCTTACAATTTCCTCACAATGAATACAGATGCAGTCCCTGTATCTATCTCTGGTGGTAAGGGTGAAGATGCTCCAGAATTACCCCCACTGGGAACCAAGTACCAGAACCTGAAGAGTGGACGAACTTCTGTAGTCGTGGATCATTACGATCTGGGGGATGGGGAATTCTCAGTAACGCTCAATAGTGAGAGCGGATCCATGAATGAGTTTATTCCCAATCTGAAAAAGTTTTACAAAGAAGTCCCCTATGATACTCCATTCAAGGGGAAAAAATCACCAGCAGTTCCAGCAGACAGCGGTGTAACAAAGCTATCTCCCAAGTTCAAAAATATTGTCCAGAATATTGAATCTGATGTAAAACGGAATAGCCCGGATGCAGATGCCAAGTTACTATCGATGAAGGTTATCAATAAGATGAAGGAAAAGCGAAACTCTGCTGCTCCTGCTGCAAAGGATGGCTGGATAGAAGCAATCGATGTGATGGAAATAGCCCACAAAACTCTGGATCCGAAGCATACAACTGCAAAGGAAATGCACTCTGGGGATAAGCCAGATCCCAAAACCCGGGATGAAGATGCCTCTGCTGCAGTACCTAAAAAGAAATCATCCAAACCCCATCCTGATTACATGGATCATGCGAAAGCAATCCAGCAGCAAATAGGTGGAAAAGCCTTGTACATGATTGGAGCCAAAAACGTAGCTGGTGGAGCAGATCCCCAGACCGGGCTCGGATATCTCTCATTCAGGATCGGTAAAAATACAAAGGGCGTGAACTACATTAAGGTTCAGCTTAACGGCATGGATACCTATGATGTGGAATATGGAAAAGTTCGTGGTGGTATGAACCCATCCTACAAAGTGATCTCCACTGATGAAGGCATGTACAATGATATGCTCCGTGGATCCATAGAGCGGAATACAGAATTATATACTTCTCTGGGCACTATGGGCAAAAGCATCGATGCAGATCCTAAGCTGGAAAAATACCCCCTGATGAAGAGCACGGTGAAGCAGCACCAGCGTAAAACCAAAACAGGCAAGGTGGTTCAAGTAAAACAGCATGAGGATTCCAGATCTAAAGGCATGAAGCCATCCCCAAAATCTGTTCAGCTTGTAAACTCGATTAAGGCTGATGAGAAAGTTACCGGGGCTGAACTGGTGGTAGGAACTGAGCGGGGTAAGAAAGTGGCTTTTGTTCATGTGTACGTGAAGGGAGCCAAGAAACCCAATTCATGGGGATTGGATGTAGGTCATGATGAAAAGGGTAGGGATTTCTATATGATCCCCCAGACGTTCATTGAGAACCCTGAAAAGGGTGGCAAGGATTCTGGTGCAAGCAAATGGGATAATGCCTCTGAAAAAGAAATTCTGGCAGCTATGGGTGATCCTAAAGCAAACATCCCTGATTCCGTACTGGCAAAGCACGGAATCAAACCGATGGCTTCTGATAGCCCGTTCTCTACAAAAGACAAAAACAAAAGGGCATCTGGTAAAGTTATCCCTACTCCAAAATCTACAAATACTGAGATCAATGTTACTGTAGGAATGATAGATATCAGACAGTACAAAAACCCTGCAGATGGCAGCACAAAAACTGAGTTCATGAAGGTAGCCAATGATCTCAAAACAGTTTCAGATATCGATCCTAAATCAGCAGAAGCTGTGAAAGCAGGCAAGCTGTTTGATAAATGGAAATCTGATAACAAAATTGAACTGAAGGGTTCGGGATCCAAAAGCTCTGATGAAGATGTGGATCTCTTCGAACAGTATGAAACGCTCCCCCAAAAGGTTCAGGATGTTCTGGCTGAATTCGGTGAAATGGATGAAACCTATCCAGTCATGAAAAAGCTGGAAGCAGCACTGAAGCCTCTGGGCTATACTTTTGAATGGGGATTAGATGCAGTTCCCCACAGCCTCAAAAAGATTGAAAAGGGCATGGAGATCATCATAGATGCTGTGAAGTACCCAATGATGATTAAAGCTCTCCAGATCGATTATGTGGACAGTGCTGGGCTCTCCAAGAGCTTAGACTTCACCAAGTCCGGGCGTGAGCTTAAAACAGCCATTATGCAGAAGATAGGTACATGCCAATCTGAACTGCTGACAATGATTGCAGAACATGCAGCCGGGCAGCAGATCACAGATAGAGCCAGATCTGAGGTGTATGCCTATGAAGCCCCCCAGCCAGATACACCGGAACCACGTCCCCCACAGGTTCCCTATCAGGTGAAATCCAAGAGACGTGAGATTGATAAGCTGCTCCGGATCCACCGGAATCTGGAAGATAAAAAACGCTATAAATTGAGTGAATACGATTTAGCGGAATACGAATTATGAAAAAGCCTGTAGATCCAACATTTGAACTGGTCGGAGATCAGATCATGTACAAGGGAATGAATGTTACCCGTGAATTGGTTTCCGGGGATCTACACAAGGCAATGAATTCCACGGGCAAGCAGGGCGGGGTATCGGACGGGGCTCGGGACAGTTCCCAGATGATTACCCCCCCTGTAAATTTTGAGAAGAGCCTAACCTATTCCGGGCATCCGATCCGGAAGAAATATAAGTTTCAGGCACTACCCATATCGATTGAGAATCCAGCAGGATCCTTCAGGGAAGGGACTGATTCAGATGGGCATCCGTGGAGATCTCTTATCTATTTTGATTATGGATACATCCGGGGCACGATCGGAAACGATAAAGATCATGTGGATTGCTTCATAGGTCACGATCGGAACGCTACAATGGCATATATCATCCATCAAAGGGATGTGAAAACCGGGGCTTTCGATGAAGATAAGATCATGCTGGGCTGGCATTCTAAAGCTGAAGCAATCAGGGATTACAAACTTAATTATGATCGTACTGATCAGGTTATGGGATGCACTGCCATGACTATGAAGGAACTCAAAAAGAAGCTGAAGGAAACGAAGCTGAAGCCCGGGATGATAAAAGCCATAGTGAGGGCTCACATCCGGACGAACAAAAAAACCGGGAAGAGATTTCAGGTTCGTGAACATACTGATGCCAGAACTAAGAAGCAGGATGATCCCAGACAGCCCAGACGGGCAGCACAGCCTGATCAAAAGAAAATGAGGGTAAGGGCACAGGTAGATCCTACAAAGGGCAGGAAACAGGCAAAACCGGACGAAAAGAACCCAAAAGCAGCCCCTGCAGGAGAGATCAAAGTTACCAGACTATCTGAGGGTGCTGGGCATACCAAAGGCGTATTTGAAGATGCAGCCGGGAACGTGTATAAGCATTCCATGACATTAGGGCAAAAAGTTATGACTGGTGGGAAGTTTTCACGGGAAGATCCAGCGAAAACTGATGAGCACAAGATCCTATCATCACTGCAGGATCTGAGGGGAGTTCCCCGGGTAGGTGAAATGGTAGAAACCTCTGAGGGATCTGCCTTCCAGATTGAACGATTGAGGGATATTGAACCCGGTACAATGTCATACGATGACTACAAAGCCATTGAGAGCGTTCTGGAGCAAGTGAACAGGCGTGGTATCCGATATGGTGATATTGGTGCTCCTATGCGCCGTGATAATGGGGAACTGGTGCTGGCTGACTTCTCTGCTGCTCACTCTCCCACTGATGGGAAGCCTCTGGGATCCTATGATAAGGATCTGGTTCAGAATGTAATCTCCAGCGATATGCTCTCTCCGGAAGCCAAAAAGGAAATGGATATAGCCCGGGAAGATCGGATAGCTGAACTATTGGGCAAGATGGGGAAAAAGGGCAGGACGGTGGCAGATCTAAAAGCAGCCCAAAAAGAAGCCCGGGAGAAAAAGGCTGCAGTAAAACCAGTTAATCAGACTGAAACTAAAGAATTCAAAAAGTGGTTTAAGAAGTCCAAAGTGGTAAATGAAGATGGATCCCCAAAAGAAGTATTCCACGGATCCCCAGATAAGTTCACTGCCTTCGATGAGAGCCATTTAGGTGAGGGGAATGATCAGTATGGATCCGGGCACTACTTCACAAATGTAGAGAAGCAGGCAAAAGGATATGGTGAGAATGTTACATCTGCATTCCTGAGTATCCAGAACCCAATGGATTACCTGAGTAAAGAAAAAGTAACCAAAGCCCAGATCCAGAAGCTGATTGAACTATCCCCGGATCAGGATGCTTTGTGGAACTTTGGTGATATCTCCTATGAGGGACGTGATAAAGTATTAGCTAATGCAGTTTCCCTGTATGGTGAGAGAACCTACACGATCCAGAACCTGAATGAGATCTCAAATGATTTCTATCAGGATCTATCAGCAGACTTCCTGAAAAACGTAAAAGAAGTTCTGGGGTATGATGGGGTAGTGGTAGATTTCGAAGATATGGAAAATACTTTCTATGTGGCTTTTGATGGCGGGCAGATCAAACACTCCAAAGACAATGCTGGCACATTTGATCCGGAAGATGCGGATTTCATGAAGAGCATGAACTAAAAAAGGGATTATGATATGAAATTACATCGATTAATAGAGAGCATGAAAAAGCATGAAGGTTATGTGCCTACAGTCTATGATGATTCAGTAGGTGTAGCTACGATCGGATATGGGTTCGCCATTAAGGATCTGAGCCTATCTGAAACCGTTTGCAATGTTATCCTTCAGGAAAAGCTATTGAAGCTGGTGGTGGATGTGAATGCCCGGTTCAGTAGTTGGTTCCCCAAGATGCCTGCTGAAGTTCAGGAGACTGTAATAGAGCTCTGCTATCAGATCGGTGTAGCTGGTTTCTCAAAGTTCCGGAAGTCCATTCAGCATCTATCTGCAGAGAAGTGGGAAGCTGCAGCAAATGAAATGCTGGATTCCAAGTGGGCAAAGCAGACTCCCAGACGTGCCAAAGAAATGACTGACATAATCAGGAACCTGAAATAGTGTTTACTGAGGTGAAGAGCTCCCCAGCGGATGAACAAGCCCTGAACACTACTAAATCAGAAACGGGTAAGATGCCCGTGCAACCTGAGAAAAAGAGGGAAGTACACCCCGGGGATCTCTCCACTTTAGATTTAAGCCTATGAGACTACTGGTTAAAAAAGAATCCTTCATTAGAGCCCGGGCAGCAATCCGGGCTAAATCTATTTCTGAAGGGTATGATTTCCATAGCAGCAGTGCTGCCAAGTGTAACAAGGATGAAGCCCGGGCAAAACTTGCTCAGGCGATCGCAAATAAAAGGCAGATGGGTTCCACGTTTATCTGGCTGCAGGCGGATCTGAGGATGATTCGCCATCCTATGGAGCAATGGGAACTATATGATATTAAAGATTCACCAGACTGGGCTCGGGAAGAGCATAGGACATTCTGGACAAAAGTAGAAGAGATCTATCAATCTCGATTAAACACTTTGAACGGAAACAAGCCACAGCCCGGGAAGAGGGATAATGCCACGGAAGCCCTCGGCAAATCACATAGCCACAAATCACCTAAGCGAATCCTGATCCCGGGCAGAATATTATTGAGGAAGTAATGGAAGATCTGACAAAAAATATGAGCGATACCATGAACAAGCAGATCTCTGTAGAGCCATTAAGGAAGCCCGTGGATCCAGATATGAAAAAGGGTAAGGATCCAAAGAAAAAGAAAAAGCGGGGGACTGATGCTAAAATCTCTAAGTGATACCGGGCATTGCCCCCAGTGCCATATAAAAGTAGTGAAGCCTGATCGTGATCATCCGAACAGGTTATTTTATGCTGTAAAGTCCATGATGATAGATCGTGATAATGGAACCGTGATTGCCCGCTGCAGTAAATGCAAAACTGAACTGCAGATGCCAGCGGTGCTTTTACCACGAAAACTGAAGATCTGAGGATCCTATTATGCAATTTAGATTATTCACGCTTTTTAAGGGCTCCCAGAGCCAAGTGAAGCAGCACATGAGGCAAGGCAAGGTAGTAGCTGCCCATGCTCGTACAAACACCAGAACAGCCACTGTGGACGATATGAAGTGGATCCAGAAGCAGATCGAAGGCAATACCGGGCTTCTGATAAAAATTGGTAAGGAAGTAGCTGCTTCTCATGGACTCCCCCAGCAGTTTTATCAGGGTAAGCCCACAGGGGATCTGGAAGATGTAGTAGCTGAAGGCAGGCATGGTATGATCATAGGTGCTATGGAAGCCATGAATGCCGGGAAAAAGAAAGATGATATCAAAGCCCAGATGAGATCCAGAGCCCGGCAAAGGATGCGGGATGTAGCCAAAAAGCTCATGGGTGCTGTAGATCTGCCTCACCAAGTAACCCGGGATCTGGCTATTCTGGTTCAGGCAAAAGAACGATTTAGACAAACCCACGATGGACGTGAACCAGCTATCTCAGATCTGAGCAAGATCGTAGTTCTGGATCACAGGGATCGCAATGGGAATAAGAAACGATTGAACCCAGAGCAAACGATTGATAGGATCCACGATCTGGAGCAGTGGGCAAAGTTCCAGCAGCCTGAAGATCTGGATACTGCTGAAGAGCTCAATCCATATTCTGATGAAGCGGATGTAGATTTCTGGAACCGCTGGGATATCAGGCAAAGGGAGCTCAGGGATATTACTCACCAGACTCTGAATAAAATGGTGAAGGATGGAGATCTATCCATAGGTGAAAAGAATGTTATGTTCTGGAGATTTTACGTTGACAAACCAGAAGAGCATCACAATGAACGTACCAGAACCTTTGATCAGATCGCCCGGCTATTCGATGCAAATCAGGGGCTGAAGAAAATTGATCGCAGGAAACAGGTAGGGGATCAATATAGATTTACTCCCACGAAAAAGATCCGGACAGTGGTTCCCGTAAACGATCCCAAAAACCCCCGGAAGAAATCTGAAGTAGTTTACACCTATGAGCCATTCAAGGATCCAGTGACTGCCAAGATATCCAAGATCAATAAGGATAATTTTATAGTTGCCAGAGGTAAGAAATCATGGGAGATTCCCGGCAAGCCCCCAGAGGTATCTGCAGGAACCACAAAGCAGGACGTTCAGAGGCTTTATGAATCCGGTGTAGCGAAGATCCAAAAGGATCCTGATGCACCAGCTATCCTGAAGGAAGCTCTGGATAGACTTGAAAAATCAATGGATCTGGATGAACAGATCTTCAGCGTATTTGAAAAGGGAATGCTGGAGCAGCAGCAGAAACCCAAAAGGATAAGAATTGTGATACCACGTAGGCTTCCCAAGCCTGCAGCCTTCCTCTGATTGGTTAAGGTGTCACTTTCACCCGCCCCGGGACTGGCATCCCCCGGGGCTTTTTTATTGACAGGAAGCATTCCTGTGGTTTAAATTGAATCACTTAGGAAAATGTTAAATCAGAAACAACAGAAAAGGAGAGCAAGATGAAACGAGAATGCCATCTTTGCGCTATCACTATGATCATGATTGCAATGATCAGCTTTGCCTTTGCGGGTCAAACTCCTGTGGTAGCTCAGTCCGATTCTAAGGATGTAATGTTCACATCTTCAGAGTACGGCGCACCCTTCAGCATGGATCAGAGTATCGATTATGTTGTGGTGCAACCCAGCTTCTATGAAATCGAACAAACCAATGTCACGGAGCCAGTAGAGCTTCAAGGTCATGCAGATATAGGGACTGATGGGATCATAACGATCACTGCCATGAGTGTGTCTGAAGGTGTCCCCTGTATGCTGGTGAGCGGAAGCCACAAATATATTATGATAAACAAAAGCGAAAACTCTGATAAATTGATCAGTGATGCTATGACAAGTAACCGATTTCAGCTACCAGAGACTTAGAGCATAACCCAGATCTAACCATAATTAAAAAGCCCTATCTTACCGTAGGGCTTTTTTTGTACCCAGAAACGGAGCTATTACACTTCCCCCAAGTGTAACAATATCCCATTTGGACAAATCACTTATGTTAAATGTATAGTAAGGGTGAGGCAGAACTGAACTGCTGCCTCATAACTCCAAAACTTAAAGGGATTAAATATGAATACTTCAAGAGTAACATTCTGGAATGATGGATTTATCGAAATTATTAAGACTGCAGCAGCAGTAGCATTATTTTTTAGCCCAGTGATTTTAATTGTCATGGTAGGCAAATAAGATGAAAGCAATAGACTTCAGTATTTATAGCAGCGTAGTAGTAGCATACTCCGGTGGCAAAGATTCTACAGCTTGCGTTCTGGAT